ATATATCCGGCACCAAGCTCTCATCTATAAACTGAGCATTCCATGCTAATCGATCACCAAGCACCCCGTCCGCAGTACCTTGCGCCTCATAAACTGTCTCAGCAATATTGATTCCTGGAATAACATCCTTTAATGATGATTGCATAAACTTCTCACCAATCTCAACGGCTATAGGAAAGAACGTCCGCGCTGATACTTTCATCTTCTCACCGAATCTCGTTGTAGATAACTCGAGATCTCTTACGATACCAGTAGTACGGCCATCCTCTAACGATGCTGTTTTGATTCCTTCTTTAATTTCTTTTTGAAGTGCTTTAAAGTTATTTGAGATTGATTTCTTAAATGAATTTATCTTTTGTTCCAAGAAATTATTCTTACGTGCTAATCTATTTCCGACCTTATCAGGAGCTGACACAGCTTCTTCTATTTCTTTTTTATCTTTAGGCTTGATATCTTCGATCTCATCATTTATATTCCTGATATTAGCATCAAGCATAAAACGCTCCGACGCCGTCTCCTTAGATACCAGACCTTCGTTCTTAGCCAACGTCCACGCCTCTGCCGATGCCTTGATATCAGCTTCCAAGATAGGCGGAAAGTCAATCTCAATGCTTCTATCGAAATCAGCCTTGAAGGTAATCCTCTTGCTTTTTATATCCTCTATTTCTTCTCCTTGTAAGATACCTTTCTCTATTTTCCTATCAATCATATATTGTATAATTGTATTATAAATAGATCCCCACAAAGTCTGATAAGCGCTGAACTTCTTTATCATCGGAAGCTCCATGCTCTTTGCTGTGGCCAGATTCCCCGTTGAAGGATCCCCGTAATAATGCTCGAAGATACCTGATGCGGCCGCAACCATCAACTTCATCTGCCGCAGGCCATCCTTGCCAATGCTCACCGATCCTGTCGGAGTCTTCATCGGCTCCAAATTAAGAGCCTGATTCTCAACTTGCGTCCTACCCGCTGAACTCTTAATATTAGTTAAATCTATCTTGCTTCTCATTGCAGCCACTATCGAATCAACCTGTGACTGCGTACCTTTGACTTTTTTCTTCCAGGCAAACTGCGATAGTGCCTTGATCAACGTTGCCAGATCTCCGGCCATATCCTTATGTGCTTTCATCCAATCCAGGCCCCGCCACAAATCAGGTATGCCGAACTTATCGTTGATATCACCGTTGATCTTGACATGATAGACGCGCGCTTCGTCCCTCAACTTATTTGCTGGAATATTAAACTCTTTTATTGTGACGTTATCTTTATCTGGATAATAAACAACTGCACTATTATTAACGATCTCATGCGAATCAGTTGTAAAATTAAATTTCTTATCTACAGATTTGACTTTATAGAATAGCGATCTCATCCTATCGTCACGATCCTTGATGATCTCAGCAACCTCTAATGTATTAAGTAATCTTACTTTAACATTGCCTTCTTCATCATCGAACAAAAGAAAGAACAGATTTCCTTCATATTGAATCTTATTTGATATCATCTGTTGTGCCTGGAAACTAGTTAATGAGAGCTGATTATCTGGATCTAACCAAAATTTCTCTAATTCTTCCTGAACATTTTCATCATCTGCCTTAGGCAAAGATATCCCTTCACCAAACACAAACCATGTAGTAAGATTAAGCCATTGCGCAGCAAGTGGATTATTCATCCAGAATAACCGGCTCCGCATTACCGCTTTCCGAAATCCGCCAGCTATAAGAAGATTTTGATCCTGAGATTGATCTAAGGTAAGATTAATCCAACCAATATCCTCTAACGTCCGCTCTGCTCGCGTCAATGCTTCTTGTATCGTGCTAAGATCCTTGCTCTTAACTAGATTTAATCCAAACATATTTTGCTCCTTTATGCCTGTACCATCCTATACCGTTGTCATCTATCAATGTCGCAACAACCGAAACACTCTGACCTTCTCTCGCTATTGGTTGATTGCTTATAATGCCAAATCTAACCTCAGCATCTGTTCTTTTTACTGCCCGAGTTGTTCTCTTTATAGTAGATCCGAACTTCAACTCTCCTTTAATAGGATAATGCTCATTTCATACCATGAATGGTGATTGTCGAACTCATAGCAGTCTCTTCAACGTGTGAATTTAATTGAACTTCATATTCCATTTTAATAATCTCCTATTCTAACCGGCTCAACACCCAGTTCTTCTTGCGTTATAATTTCATCCCCTGTTTCTGCTTCTGGCTTATGCATCAACAATCTCGCACCTTCCCGAGCAAACCAACAGGCCATCACAGTATCTTCCGCTTGGCCTAAAGGATGTTCTGATAATTCTCTTTTGAATATATTGATAGGATCTTCGTTGTCAAATGGATCTATCCCTTTATAAGGAATTATCCAACTATCATTTGCAAACTCAACCTCCAAAGACGGCAATCCAAGCTGCGGATCTGCCTTCTGTTTGCCCGTAGTAAACGGGACCAGATTCAGATTATGACCTTTCTCCTCAGCCCACTGTCTGATTGCTTCTTGAGCAGCATTATTCTCACAGACAAATATATGTGGTTGATAATCTAATTGAGTTTTTATAATCTCATCTATGGTTCTCTTCGGTGACCATCTTCCTCTTTTGAGACTAACTAGAACTTTTAAACCTTGAGGACTTAGCGCGAGGGTAAATATAACCACCGCCTTGCCAAACGGATCTATGCCCGCTATGCGTGGCCAATGAGGCTGAACTATATCTAAACCAATCTCTTTTCTAAATATCTTATCACTTGAAGGAAATGTCCTATCCTCATCGCTCAAGGCAATCTGCCTGAAGCCTCGATTGAATGCTCTCTTACCAATTAAAGCAAAGCGTTGCTTTAATTCTTTATCATTCCACTTATCCCAAAGCGGAATAGAATATTTTCCCTTAAACGGCGATTCACACTCTATGTTATGAAAGTCTTCAGAGACTTTCATAATCAAAAACTTCCATTCCTTGTTCTTAAGGATCTCAGATGTATTGTCATCTTGATGCCAGACCGTTGCTATGTAAACGATCATCCCATTAGGGACCAGACGCGAGAGCCAAACGTTCTTAAAGCAATCCTTCACTGCCGGTCGCATTGCAGGATTAGATATTGCATTACGCATATCAACAGGATCATCAAACAAAAGCATATCACATCTCGAGCCTGTTCCAGATGACGTAACACCCCAGGCCTCAACCGTTCCATCCTTTGACTTAGAATCTCTTTTAACAATAATCTTATGCTTCGTCCAATCCTCACCCTGAGCCGGCTCAACATTTGGATAGACCTTTTGATAATCTTTATCATAAAGAATATATTTAATTATAGAGGAAACCCTAGCTTTAGAATTATCATCTGTATTCGTAACTATAAAAATACGCACATTAGGATTCTTTCCGATCTCATCTAACGTGCGTCCAATAACAACTTGCTCAGTCTTCCCATGTCCCCAGGGCGCGAGGATTCCGCAGTATCGCTCGCCGCGACGCTTACACTCATCGATATGCCACTGGATCTCTTCATGGATCCTAGCTTGATTGACTTTCTTACCTTTCTCATCTTTAAGTACATATGAGATAAGCAAATCAATCTTAGTTTTTGCTTGGCTCGAGATCAAGCAATCCGAACTTTCTAATAAGTCCAGCGTTTTCTCGTAACTTATGCTTTGCGACTTCTGGATCAATCATCACCTCTGTCTTTGTTTCAGCATTTGCTGAAGCACTTACATCTATCTTTGTCTCTGTGAATTTCCAACCAGCCTTATTCTGCAACCATGCCTTGCAAGCCACGGTATCACCTTTTAATGCCTTAGCGTATAAAGCATCTCTAACTAATGAATTTCTATTATCCATCAGCTGCTCTATTCTTAATTTTAACTTAGGAATTTTTTCAATCCAACGATAAAATGTCTGTCGCGTGATTCCCGCAACAACACACGCTGAAGTTATCGTATGTCCTTCTCTGAAAGCATCTAATAGATTTTTAAGAGTAGTATATCCTATTTTCATACATGCACCATTTCTGTCACTTTCGTAACCTTCTTATGAGTAAATTGCTCCCAGCGCTTTATGCCCACATCAACATATTTAGGGTCTAATTCCATCGCAAAGCAGCACCGCCCCATCTGCTCGCATCCGATTAACGTAGAAGCCGAGCCACAAAACAAATCGACAACAATATCTTTTGTTTCAGAATTTTTTCTTAATGCTCTCTCTGCCAATCGAACTGGCTTCTGTGTAGGATGTATATATTTATTTGTTGCATCTCTTTTTTGATACCAAACATCAATTATATCATTGAAGTTATTAAAGTCTATATTAAAACAATCTCTAAAGTTAGCGTATTTTTGATTCTTGAAATGAGATTGTTTCTTCTTCCATCCTTCCATCACAGGCTCATAACAACGATGATAGTCCTGCCCGCGTGAAAATACGGGCCCATTTTTAAGCCATATCAATATCTGACTCATATGCCATCCAGCCTCTTCGAACGCCAATCTATTGATCCAATTATTTTTATTAGCGAACCACCAATATATAGTCACATCATCTGTAGAGAATTTAAACAAATTTTTTAACACATCAGCATAGAACAGAAAGCATTCCTCATCGCTTTTATTATCATTAAATATTTTCCTACCTGATCCACCGAATTTTGTAGATTGATAACTGATACCTGACTGTGATTTATAATCAACATTATATGGCGGATCCGTAAAAATAAGCCGAGCTTTTTGCCCGGCCATCAACATCTCAACATCCTTCTCATTGGCAGCATCGCCACACATAATTCGATGATTTCCTAAAGCGTATATATCCCCTCTCTTCGCTACCGGCTCTTTGATTTTATCCGCTTCTTCTTGAGC